CATGTGTCGCAGCCTCGCATCTTTTCACCTGCGGAAAGTTTTCATCTAAGTTAATCACCGCGCTTGTTAACCTGCGCTTCTCCGTGTTACGTTGTGCATATGGTAGCAGCAGCAGAGAAGATCATCGCATCAGAGCTTGCCAAGCGAAAGGGCGTATCGAAGGCCACCGTCAGCCAGATGACAAAGCGCGGGAAACTTCACCGCGCCCGCGACGGCACCTACGACCTGTCGCACCCCGACAACGCCAGCTATCTCGCCAATGTCCGCCGCCAGCAGCGCAAGCCTCCCCGTCCTGGGGCTGTCGCACTTTCGGCGGCAATTCCCGAGCACAGAGCGCCGACGTCCGTGACTGAGCGGAAATCTGTGACCATTTCTCAGGAACGAACCGTCTCCAGCGAAGAGACGCCGAAAGTCGACGGCCTCACCATCACCGAATGGGAATTGAGAAAGACATCCGCACAGGCAAAGCAGGTCGAACAGAAAACGGCAATCGAGCGCGGTGACTACGTGCTGCGCTCCGAGGTCCGCATGGTGATCGGCCAGCTCGACGGGATCCTGTCAGGGGAAATCGGCACACTCGACCAGCGCATCGCATCAAACATAGTCGCGCAAGAAGGATTGCCGGCAGAACGTGAACCGATGATCGCCGCGGTCATAAAGGATCGCTCCCTCGGTGCAATCTCTCAGATCAAGACGCTGCTCAAGCAATACGTGCAAGGATTGGAGTCGAACGAATGATTGCCTCTGACATAGCCTTCTGGTTTGCCACCGCCGACACCCTGCACGACTACCAGGCTCCGCGCCTGATCAGCTCTTACGTCGACGGCCACCGCAGCATGCCCAAAGGCATCAGCCGATTTCCGGGTCTCTGGGACACGCGTCGATCCGAGTATAGCCGCGAGATCATGGACGACATGAGCCCGTTCTCCGGCATCCAGGTGAGCGTCACCATGAAAGGCAGAAAGCTCGGCATCACCGCGGCCGCGGAGAACGTCGTCGGCTATTGGATGTCCGCAAACCCGGCATCCCTTGAGTACATCACCGCTACCGACGACCTCGCCAAAGACTGGAGCATCAAACGCCTTGAGCCGCTCATCGATTCCCTTGGCTTCCGTCATAAACTGACTCATGAGACTACGAACAAGAAAACGCGCAGAACAGGCGACACCGTTTTTCAAAAGCAGGTCATCGGAGGATTCCTCGACATCATCAGCGCAGGCTCATCCATGGCGCGCCGCGCGGGAGATATCCGCGTGCTTGTCATCGATGAGATCGACGGCCGCGATGCAACGCTGACCACGGGAGAAGGCTACTGGCTGGACATCCTTGAGGCGCATACCTCATCGTGGGGAACGCTGAAAAAGATCATGGAGTTCTCCTCTCCCACCACGACGGAGAACAGCGAAATCTATCGCAAGTACCTCATGGGCGATCAGCGCAAGTTCATCATCCCGTGCCCTGCATGCAATATGGGGATTGAATTGATTCATGATGAAAAATCAAAGGGCGGAATCACGGGTATTTTGAAAGACGGCATATTCGATCACGCGATCTATGTCTGCCAGGAATGCGGCGCCGAGCTCGTCGAAGCGGACAAGGAGCGCATGATCCCTTTTGGACACTGGGAACCCACGGAGAAGCCTATCCACCCCGCTGTCCGTTCGCGGCAGATCAGCACCCTCTACTCTCCCTATGGCATGTACTCATGGACCGAGTATTGGCGCGATTGGCTCACGGCGAAGGACGACCCCGAAAGCGAGCGCACATTCACCAATATCCGCAAGGGCCTGCCCTACGAGGAAACCGGAAATCAGCCGACCCTTGAAACGGTCACCTCGAGAATCGGATCCTATCACGAGGGGGAGATCCCCAGCGGAATAATATGGCTTTCCGCAGGCATCGACGTGCAGCAGGGCAAACGCGCATGGCAGACCCTGGACGAGGGCCCCCGCCTTGAGATGGAAATCCTCGGCCACGGCGAGGGCTACTCAACATGGTCTATCTGTTACAAAAAGTTCTACGGCCCGGTCCGTGATCCCTATGCCGGTGCATGGGAAAAGCTCACCGAGTGGTGGGATCATGCAGACGAACGCCTTCCGCAAAAAGGCGATGGCATGTGCAACTTCGGCAGTAATTTCCCCGTCCGCTTCGTATTTGTCGACTCAGGCGACGGCGAGCTCATGGATGTCGTCTACCGATTCTGCGGAAGGTATCCGCAGGTTTTCCAGCCATGCAAGGGAACGGGATGGGTCACGCCCGACAAGCTCAAGGCAAAGGGCGACGTTGCGGGCCCGATGAACTTCAAGCACTTCAACGTATCTCAGGCGCTCCCCGGCCAGGCGCTCTATCTGATCAGCACCAACTACTACAAAAATGAGCTCTATAACCGCCTCGCCATCCCGCGCAATCCCGATGCCGCTACCACCCCGGGCTACTGCGATTTCCCGGCTGAATACAGCAACAGGCCCGAGTATTTCCAGCAACTCCGGGCAGCCAGCCGTCACGCGGACGGTTCATTCCACAGCAAGGGAAGGGACGAGGCCCTCGACTGCCGGGTCTACGCCATGTGCGCGGGCGAAGCCTATGCCATGTGGTTTTACGACTCGGTGATAAAGCAGAAGCGCAAGGAGGGGGCGACAGAGCAAATGGTCCGAGAATATACCCTGTCAAGATTTCTCCACGATTGGGCGGCAAACATAAGGAGCAAATAGCCCACTTGCAAACTACGGCATGCACGTAGTAGTATTGACAGCGGGAGGGGCAATTGTCCGATCTGAGCAACCTTCCGCCCGTCACGCTCAAACCGCTGTCGCGCCTTCCGACCGACAAGCGCAACCTCTATCTCCTGCGTCTCACCTCTATCGACGCGCGCCTCACCGCACTTGAAAAGCAGTACGACTCCATGATGGCATCCCCCGTCGAGTCCTATTCGTTCAGCGCAGGCGAGGGCCAGCAGCAGGCGAAGCGGAGGTCTCTGAAAGACGTGGCCGACCAGATCCAGTATTGGACCTCGCAGTACAATTTCTATTGGAACAAGCTCAACGGCTACGGCAACGTCACCCTCACGCTGAGGCGAAGATGAAACTGCCTCGCATCACGAGCGAAGATATCTTCGGTATGGATCTTTCAACGCACCCCCGCGAGATCGAAATCACGTCCTTCGTCGACCTACCCGTCGCGCAGATTGCCCCGGCCCGCTTCCCCCGCGAGACCATCGCAGATATCGAGCGCGCCATCGTAGACCGCGGCTGGCGATACGGTGCCCGCAAATGCCGCATCACCGTCGAGCGTGTGCTCTCCGCAAAGCGCCCGACGACCCGCATGAAAGCGAGTATTGAATATGTCTGAATGGATCAGCGTCAAGGATAGACTGCCTACCGAAGAAGACTCGAAACCTTGGGCAACGTTCCTTGTCGTATGCCGGACTCATGGCGGCTACGACGGGGCGTACGTCTCCGTCCAAAAAGCATCTTTCTACCCCGACCGACCGGCTGGGGAGAGTTATCCCGAAGAGAAAGCAACCGATCATTACTGGGAGGTGGATTTCGGTTGTGGTGACAGAATTCCCTTCGATGTGACTCACTGGATGCCGCTACCGGAGCCTCCTAATGCCGAAACTTGACCGCGCCGCCCGCGAGGCGGTAATCGCCGCAGAATCCAACCGCCTGAAAGCCGAGTACATCGCCCGCATGCGAGAGCAGTCCCTTCCCCGACTCCGCGCCGACTCCTCCTACGGCTACACCGGCATCGGCATGGGCCAGTCCCGCGCGTCGGGCGCGAAGTGGGCCGGCGGCCTCTCCAAGCCCATCGGCGGGCGCCTCACCTGGCATTGGGGCCTCGCGCAGCAGGCACGCGATATCGCCGAGGACTCTATTGACGCCTACAACCTCATCCACCGCAAGGCGGATGCCGTCATCGACCAGGGCCTCACGCTTTCCGCAACCCCCATGGCCGACGTCCTGGGCATGACCGACGAGGAGGCGCAGGCGTGGGCGCGCAAGGTGACGCAGGGCTTCGACCTCTGGCAGTCCTCTACCCGCCAACACCGCTCGGGGCAGTTCAGTTTCAAGCAGGCGCAGCACCAGCTTGAAGTCGGAAAGGCCCGCGATAACGACGAGTTTGTCCGTTTCTACTACTCGGGCAAGTCCGACCTCATCTCCCCGCTGCAGTGGGAGATCATCGACCGCAACCAGATCCGCGGCGACGCACTGACCGCCACGAACCTCATGCCGATCAAGTACTTCGACGGCATCGAGCGCAACCCCGACGGCACCGAGCGCGCCTACAAGATATGGACCCAGCCTCCGAGCACCTCGACCGCCCCGTCCCCCGCACTTGTCGAGCTCACCATTCCGCGCATCGGCGAGAAGAGCGGCCGCCTGATGATGATCCACGGCTTCCAGCCCGAGTACGCGGGGCAAGGCCGCGGCTACTCGCAGCTCGGCGTGTCCATGCAGGAGTGGGAGAACCTGGAGGACCTGCGCCTTTCGGTGATCAAGAAGTCGATCAACCAGAGTCAGCTCGTGGCGGCCATCGAAAACAAGCAGATGGCGCCGACCAACCCCTTCGAGCAGAATGGCATGCCCCCGGCGGGCCCGCAGGTAGTGCAGGCTTTCGGCGCGACACCGGCCGGCGGCGGCCTTGCCATCGCGGGAAGCGTCTCCCAGGACAACCGCACGTCATTCGTGCCCATGGAGGAGGCCGCTTTCGGAATCCCCGGCTCAACGCTTGTCGCCAGCATGCAGCAGGGCGACGAGATGAAGTACCTGCAGAACACCGCGCCGCTCCCCGACTTCGAGAAGTTCCTTGAAAGCATGCTCACCCCGATGGTGGGATCGCTGGGCATGTCCCTTGAGCTGTACAAGATCAAGTTCGACTCATCGTATTCCGCGGCCCGCGCAGGGCTCGCAATCGTCTGGCGCGCAATCCGCATGGAGCGCCAATGGCTTGATACCTGGTGCCTGTCCAAAGCCTTCGAGGCGTGGCTTTCCTGCGAGATCGCCGCCGGCCGCATCTCCTGCCCCGGCTGGTATGACCCCCGCATGCGCGAAGCCTACCTCTGCCACCGCGTCATCGGAACCCCGCCGATCCAGGTTGACCCCGAGAAAGAGGCCTCGGCGAACATGAAGAACCTCGACATGAGCATCACGACGCTGGAGTCCCTCACCCACGAATACGGCACGGGTGACCTTGAGGATAACATCGCGCGGAACAAGCGGCACGCCGGGGAGATAGCCGTATTCCCATGGGCGATGAAGGCCGCACAGGCCGCACCGGTCAAGATCGTCGACGGCACACAGCAGGGCGTGATGGAGCCTCCGAAGCCCGCCGGATTTCCCGCAAAGCCCGGGCAGAACGGCAACGGCAAGCCGCCGGTGAAAGCAGAGACCGTCGTACTTGAGCCCGTCGATCAGACCGCGAAGATGGCCGCCGCCCTCTCCCGCACGATCATGGACCAGGGCAAGGACACCGCCGCCGCCCTGCAATCTCTCTCCGACCGCGTGGAGGCCGTGCAGGCAATCGCAACCGCCAAGCCCACACCGCAGCCGATCACCGTGCACTCCCCGCCGGTCACGATCAACGAAAAGCCGATGACCCTTGAGGTGCATATCCATAACGACGGCGCCACGGAAACTACGGTGGAGAACGTAGAACTCACGCCGCAGGGCGATATCAAGAGCGCGACCATGACCAAGCGCCCCGTGAAGGTGGACAAATGAACTACGAGCTGAAAGCAGAGACCGGCTTCCTGAAACTCGAATCCGTTACCCCCGAAAGCCGCATCCAGGCGTGCGAGCGCGATATCGCCGCGGCCCTTGAGAAGTACGGCTGCATCCTCATCGTGCAGGTGGCCGCGAAACCCGAGGCGCCGAAATGACAGCCCCTTTCAACAAGTTCAACATCTTCCTTGAGAACCTCGGCAACAAAACCGAAAGCCTGAAAAATGGCGGCGATGTCATCAAGATCTATCTCACCGATGCCGCACCCGTTGCCACCAACACCGTGTTCGGAACGCCCGCTGACCTCACCGCTGGAAACGGCTACACAGCAGGAGGCAACGCGGCAACCGTCACCTCGTGGACGCAGACCTCGGGCACCCTGAAATGGATCGTCGCCTCCCCCACGCTCTGGACGGCGGGACCTGCGGCGATGGCGCAGTTCCGCTATGCGGTGCTCTACAACTCCACGACCACGCGCTTGATCGGCTACTACGACTATACCGCCGAAATAAATATGCTCGTGGGCGACACCTTCACCGTTACCCTCGACGGCACGAACGGCGTGCTACAGATAGCGTGATATGGCCGACACGAAGATCAGTGCGTTGACCGCCGCAGCTGCGGTCGCAGACGCGAACGAGATCCCGATCAACGAGGCGGGGACGACGAAGAAGATCACGGCGCTCCAGCTACGCGCCTATTCGGGAGACGGGCTTTTCAACGCATCGGTAGCAGATCAGGCCATCAGTGCGACAACGGCCTATGTTGCGGGATCGAATATAGCTGTTCCCGTTGGCCTTCTTCGGATCAAAACAGCTTTCCGATGGACGTTGCACGTAACAAAGTCTGCGGCTGGCGTGACGGCAGGTTGCGCTATTCTTTTCAAACTCGGAACCCTTGGAACGACGGGCGACGCGACTATCCTGACGTTCACCTTTGGAACTCCAACGGGAGTAGCCGACACCGCGATATTCGACGTACTGGTCATTATCCGTGGTCCCCTCTCTGCATCATGCATCGCGACGGGTGCGGCGAACATGGCGCATAACCTTGCGGCAACGGGATTTTCAACCCTCCCGAATGAATCAAAGCAGGCGACGTCCGGCACATTCAACGCGACAACCGCGAACCTGATCGCTGGACTTACGATCACCACGACTACACTGTCAGTGTGGACCGTGACCGGCTGTTACGTGGAGGCGATGAACCTGTAATGGCTGACCGGCTGCTGCTCGAATACCCTACCAAGATCCTCCTCGAAACGGCAGACAGCCTTCTTCTTGAGGACGGCACATTCCTCCTCAACGAGGCATCTGCTGCATCGGCCACGGACGCGGTCCAGCTCCAGGACGCCAGCGGCGTCATCCTCCTTGAAGGCGCAACGACTGTAGCCTACACCCTCACCGCGCAATTCGGCGCTTTCGCCTTCTCCTCGCAAACCGCCGGCCTCGTCGTCGCACGCACACTCTCCGCGTCTCAGGGCTCCTTCACCCTCACGCCGAAAACCGTCACGCTTACCGTCGCCCGCAAAGTAACGGCTACCTTCGGCGCATTCGTCCTCACGAGCGAGACCGCATCCCTAACTGTCGCCAGACTTCTTTCAGCCTCCTATGGCGCTTTCACGCTGACGCCCGAGACCGCAGGACTGAAAGCCGCGCGAACGCTCACGGCTACCTTTGGCGCGTTCACCTTCACCGGAGAATCCGCTACGCTCCTCTGGGCTACGGCCTCGCACGCCTATGAGCTGACCTCACTCTACGGCTCCTTCGCGCTCACCGCGGAGAACGCTACCCTTGCCGTGGCCCGCCTCGTGTCCGCTACTTACGGCTCTTTCACGCTTTCCGCGCAGACCGCGGGTATCACCGTTGCGCGCACGCTGTCCGCGGCTTATGGTGCATTCGCCCTTTCCTCCGAGACCGCCGAACTCTCCGTCGGCCACTGGCTGAACGCCGCCTACGGAGCATTCACGCTCACCGCTGAGTCCGCGGACCTCTCCGCTGCCCGAATCCTCACCGCCGACTACGGAGCCTTCACCCTATCCGGCCAGGATGCGGCGCTCACTTATCACTCGGCAAGCCAGGTCGACTACGTGCTGGACGCCGAGACCGGATACTTCACGCTGTCGGGCTCCGACGCGGGACTCATGTACGGCGCGCTGCCCGCTGCCGTCAAGCCTCCGCGCGAGGAGGGCATCCCCGATTCCTTCTCCCGCGGCCTTCCGAGCCTCCCCTTCCGCCCGCGGCCCCGGGAGGCAGTCCTCTACGCGCTCAAGGCAAAGACCGGACGCCTGCACCTCACCGGCCGCCCGGCAACGCTCGGCCTCGGCCGCACGCTTTGGACGACCGGCGCCCGCTACACGCTCAAGGGCAATGACGCTGAGCTTTCCATCACGCGCAAGGCTCCCCAGCGCGCGCGACAGCTCGCCGCACTACTCAGACTTACGGAGGCCGCATGATGTCCTGGGAATCGATCACCGCAATCGCAACCCTTGTCCTCACCATAGGCGCGTTGATCGCATTCTACATGCGGCAGGGGAGCCTTATGGCAACAGTGCAATCCGATCTTACCGCACAGGAAAGACGGACCAATGAAATAACGGTGACCTTGAAGGATCAGGGTCTCCTCATCGCAGCACACGCGACGTCTATCACCGCGCACGAGGGGAGCTTCAAGGTGATCGATGTGAAGCTCGATAACATCAAGGAAGCCGTCGACAAGCTGGGGTGCAAATGAGCGACCGCCTCGTCATCCGTATCACGCGCTCCCGCCTCTCCCTGCAGCCCCTGCGCGATCCCTTGAAGCCTCCCGCGTGGGACAACAACGACGGCAACAACTCCCTCGATCAGTTCGGCCTCTACGCGGACGACGGCGTGGCGGGCAACCGCTACATCCCGCTATTCACCTGCCGCGCGCAAACCGTGTGCAATCTCGAAGGACTCGCCGCAGGCTCGCAGTCGGTTGACGCGCACTACTCCGACACCATCGCGCCCGGCCCCTTCCAGCTTCGCGCATTCGTCGACCCGCGCGCCTTCTGGTGTACCCCGCACGGCGTGTGCAACACGCAAACCCTTGCCGGTGACACCATCGGCCCCAACTGCGTCACGCGCACGAATCCCAACCGCTGGCTGATGCACGACTGGCGCAAGCTCAAGCCGCAGCCAGACGCACAGGATTGCCGCGTGGCATGGAGCGCCGGGTGCATCGTGGTAGCCGACGCGGACCTCGAGCGATTCTCGCAGCTTCTCCTTCACCACGGAATCACCCCCGGCGACCTGATCTCGGGGGAAATCATCATGGAGGCATAGAGAGATGAGTGACCCTGTTTCAAAAGCGGAGGCGACAATCGTGAAAGACGCGAAAGTCGCATGGGCGCGCCTGAAAGCGCTCTGGGCATGGATCTACCGAGAGGCGGGCCTTGTGCTTTCCGTGTTCAAGGTGCCCGACAAATCCAAGTACAGCGCCAAGCGCGTGATCGCCCTCGGCCTCGCGGTGGACGCCATTTTCTTCACCGGCTTCTCCAGCGAGGTTTACGCGATCATCATCGTCTCGGCAAAGCTCGCGGTGGCCGCCGGCCTCATGGTTCTGGCCGAAGTGACCAAGACATGATCAGAACCATCCTCAAGACGCTCGGGGACTTCTTCCTCGACAGGAACGGCGACGGCGACGAGAAGCGCTTCTGGGGCAACGTCCTCATGGTGTGCGTCGTCTATGTCGTTGTCATGAACAAACCTGGTCCCGAGATGTGGGCGACGGCAGGCGGACTCCTTACCGCGGCCTCCGCTCTTCTCTGGAAAGCATCCAGCGCCGACAGCAAGGCTCCGCCGAGTGCGCCGAGCAATCCGACGCAGGGCCAGGTCGGCTGATGGACATCCCCACCCTGCTTTTCGTAAGCGGCTTCACTCTCGGCGCCCTTCTTATGCTCGCGGCATTCGTCTTGAAAGATAGGGGGAAACCTTGAAAGGAAAATGGTATGAGTACCTTGCGTGCATTGCTCTTGGCGTTGTGCTTTGCTTTTTCGTCTCTCTCGGTGCAAGCGCAAAGCTCCGCTCCGATCTTGCCGGGGTCCGAACTTCTTTGGAGCAATCTCAACGGGATCGCGCTGACCTTGCCGACAGCCTACGACTCGTTCATAGCCAGCTTGACCGGGCAAATCAACTTTCTGGCGCTCAACAATCAGAGCTTGCAGGACAGCAACGCACAATTAGCGGGCAGCAACAAATCATTGACGCTCAGAAACGCGGACTTGCAAAACTCGCTGGCGATCTCGCAAGCGCAGGTAGTGACATCGGAAAACAAATCCGCGCTTTTGCAGAAGGCTTTAGACGACTCTATAGCATATACCATCCAGGCGGAAAATGACGCGAAGGCGATGGGCCTGCAGCTCGGCATCTGGCGCGGGGTGGCGGTCGTCGTAGGCATCGCGGCGGCCGACGGGGCGGTGAAGATTTTCACGGGCAAGGATGCCGTGGAGTGGTTGATCTCGCTTTTCAGGAAATAGGGAGGGCATATGTCACGTTACTCAATGGGGTTTCGCACGACGGCAACCGCAAACGCAGTCCTTGAAATCATTGGAGGGGTCGGCTCCCGTTCCAAGCTGGTAGAGATCGGACTCACGATCAACGCGCAGACGCTGACGCCGGTCGGCATCGGATACCCCGCTGCAATCGGGATTACGCCGACAACGCCCGTGACCCTTCTCTCGGAATCCAACAATTCCACCATCTCCGTCACGAGTGCGCTGGCATGGGCGACGCCTCCCACATCCCCGACGTATTTCTACCGCCGCGCAACACTCGGCCTCGGCAGCGATGAAATCGTCTGGCGCTTCGAGGATGAGGGCGGCGGACTGCTCCTGCTTCCTGCCACTTCAATTGTGCTTTGGTTATTCGCAACAGGCTCCGTCCTCGACGGCTGGTACACGGTCGAGCAGTGAGCGAGCCGCGCCTCCTCATGTTCCATGACGCCGCGGAGGCCGAGCGCTGGCAGGATGCCCTCGACTTCGCCGGCCTTCCCGCCCAGTGCGCGGTATACGACGATCCGTTCAAAGACGACCGCGGCTACTGGCAGCCTCCGCGATGGCACTGGCATGAGATCGAACGCGACGGCTACACTAAGCGCGTCTACATCATCGACGGCGGCTGGTACCGGACGAACGTCGACAACAATTTCGACGGCGGTGGCAACCACGGCGCTTACCCCGAAATCCCTCCCGATTGCATCTATGTCGAAGCCAACAACGATGAGGGGCAATGGGATGCCGCGATCATCGGCGACCACCACGAGACGCCCGAGGACATCCGCATGGCCGACGACTGGCAGCAGAACTACGAGGAGGCGCACGGCCACGCCATCACCGAGGAGCGGGCGCAGCGTGATCCTCTGCGCGACCCCCGCGTGATCGCCGACCCCGGGGTATCATCAGGTGAGAACGCATCATGACCGCAGAAGATATCAAAGCGCTCCGCGAACGCCTTGACCTTTCCCGCCGCGAGCTTGCCGCGCAATTGGGCGTAGCCAAGCGCACCGTCGACCGATGGGAACAGGGGTATGGAAATCCGAATTGTTCGGCCGAAAAAATCCTCGAATCACTCGATAGATAACCCTGCGCAGTTTGCGTATCTTGTAAACTACCCCGTGCACCGTGTAACTTTCTCTCAACATGCGCGAGCAACTGTACGCTTGCGAACCCAACCATCTTCTCGCCTACCTTGAGCGAATCGAAAACGCTTCCGATGCCGACGTCAAGATAGCGGCCGCCTATGGCAACCATGACGAGGACGATCCCCTTGACGATATCTACCAGGAGGACGGCGATGAAGCGACCGTAAAAGTCACGGGCATGCTGACACAGGGCCCGTTCCCGTTTATCGCGCGCCTGTTCGGCATCGAGGGCACCAGCTACCAGACCATCGGCGCCGCGCTGGACAAGGCGAAAACCAACCCCGTCATCAAGCGCCTGCACCTTGCGGTGAACTCTCCCGGCGGCGAGGCGGGCGGAGGCCTCGATCAGCTCTGGGGCAAGATCCGCGCATGGGGCAAAAACTGCCGCGCGACCAACCTCTCCCTTTGCGCATCCGCCGCCTACTACCTCGCCTCAGCCTGCGACAAGATCAGCGCCGCATCGCCCATGTGCGAGCAGGGATCAATCGGAATCATCGCCGCGGGCATCGACGACAGCGAGGCGATGAAGCGCGACGGCAAGAAGAAAATCACGCTCACCTCGAAGAACGCCCCGAACAAGGCAATGGGCTTCGACTCGAAGGACGGCCGCGACCGCCTGCAGGCCCGCATGGACGCCCTTGAAGGCATGTTCCTTGCGCGCGTATCCGAAGGCCGCGGGCTTCCCGTCGACTACATCAAGGCGAACTTCGGACAGGGCGCCGTGATGATGGCCGAGCACCCGAAGGGCAGCGACGCCTACGACAGCCCGTGCGCGCTTTCCGTGCGCATGATCGACTCGGTGGGCTCACCAGCCATCCCCGACAGCAACTCTCGAAAAATGGGCATGCAGATGCACGCCTCATCCAACGGAGGGAAGAAAATGAACCTGAACGAATTGTTCGCGGCCAACCCCGACGCCAAGGCCGAGTTCGACACGGCAATCTCGGCCGCAACAGCCGCGGGCGCCAAGAGCGTGCAGGCGCGCATCGATGCCGCCAAGCCCTTCCTCGCCTTCCAGGTGACCAAGGATGGCTACAACGAAGCCGAAGTAGACCAGATCGCCAAGTGCGCCATCGAAGTGATGGCAGGAGTAGAAGAGCCTTCCGGTCTTCGCAGCTTCGTGCGCATGGTTGATCTCCAGAAATCACAGCGCATCCAGGCCGCCGCGGAGGCCGAGACCCATGAGCAGGGGGAAACCCCGGGACACCTTTCCACCCCCGACGATGCGCTCATGGCCGAGGCCGCGAAGTTCAAGATCGACGTCCCCGCTTTCCTCAAGGCGTGTGCCGATCAGAAGCTCGACCCGGTAACGGCGCTCACCGCCGAGATCGAAAACGCCAGGCGCTCCGCGGAGCTCGCGCTCAAGGCGCAGGGGTAAGCTATGAACCTCGTCAACACATACGGCCCCGTCGCCAACAGCGAATGGGATATCGTCAAGGCCCCCGCCCCTTGGGGCATCTTCAAAGCCTACCTTCTCGTCGCCGACGCCGTGACGGTGAAGGTTCCCGACACCTCGATCGTCCCGGTGCTCTACAACCCGCCGACCTCCGGGGTCGTGTTCCAGATCCTCCGCGTCCACTGGGGCGTGACGGGCGGCACGATCATCGTGGCGGCCGAGGAGTACGCGCTGGCAAACGGCGTGACGCATTCCTCGACAACCGACGGTCCGGCACCGATCAACATGGCCTACGGGCACGGAACGCAGTTCCTCGGCAACTGGTACAAGGTGACGACGATGAGCGCGGCCTCGACGACGATCCTTCCCTACGGCGGAAACTCAGGAGGGGCAAGCGCGGCCGGTGCACGGTCCAACGAGCGATACGACGAGGGCCGCATCTACCTGTACCCGGGCGGAACCTTCATCCCCGTCACCGCATCAGGTGCTCTCGCGGCGACCGTCATCCCGATGGTCGAGTTTCTCCAGATGCCTCTTTCGGCGGTCACACCCGCCCTGCCTCAGTAAAGGAGTAGGCGCATGGCAATCCAGAACAGCGGAATCAATACCACATACCCGTTCATTCTCTACCAGGACGGGAACGCGCATATCCGCGATAACGAGACGCTCCTCACGGACGGCGCGCGCACCGTTGCACTCGCGCAGTTCACGATCATGTCATACATCCCCGCGGCGACCGCGGCGCTCTCGAAATGGGTGCCGTGGACGAGTGATCACCTCGCGGGCACCACCGGCACACAGCGTCCGCGCGGCATCCTGATGTCGGACACCGTGACCGCCGCGCAGCTTGCGGCAGGCGACGTGACGGGCATCTCGATCCTCACGATGGGGCCGATCACTATCGACGCCTCACAGCTCGTGTTCGATGCGGGGTCCACGGGGATTCTCGCGCTGAATACTCTGTACTCGATTCCGACGGTTCCGACGAACAGCGCGCTGAACGCCGAGGACTACCTGAATATGTTCGGGATATTCTGCGCCACTACGCGCCAGGCCACGATCCACGAGAATTAGGGGGAAACGAAAATGCCTACACCGATTGTCTTTGATGCCTTCTCACGGATCATGGCGAACGGCTTCTACGAGGTGGACTACATCCACATGCCCACCTTGTTCCTGTCGTTCTTCGGCCGTCCCGAGACCGGATCCTTCACCGTGTTCTCACCCGACGCCAACGTGTTCGACATCGAGATCACGCGCGGAGACGAGCGCCTTGCGGCCCTTGTCCAGCGCGGGATCGGCTCACGCTTCGGCGGCACGCGGCACGAGGACACGAAGATGGGCGAGGGCACGACGTTCTCCCGCAAGTATCCGCTCATCGAGGAAAGCGGCAACATCGGCGCCGACGAGCTCAACAACCGCGTGATCCCCCTCGAGCCTCCCTACGGAGGGTGGACGCGCGAGGAGCGCGCGATGTACAAGGCGCGCCAGCTCTACCTCCAGATGGTGCGGCGCACGATTCGCCTCATGGAGTACCTCGCCGGGCAGTCGATCCAGCTCGGCGTGCAGTCCACCATCGACATCACGGACGTCACGACGCAGATTTACGACTGGAGGCGGGCCGCGGCCAATACCATCACCCCCGCGCACGGCTGGGGTAACGCGGCGGGCGTTCCGATCACTGACCTCGACGCCGCTTGCGCGATCCTCCGCTACACCTCCCGTGGCGCGGCGGGCTACCCCGACGGTGTGCTCATGGGCGGGACGGCGATGACCTACTTCCTGGCCAACGCGCAGGTTTCGACGAACTACGCCAACCACCTGTACTTCGACCTCATGCAGTTCTCGAACACCTTCAAGCCGAATCCGAAGTTCGACCGCTTCGTCCGCGCAGGGGCCATCCCCTTCGGCGTGCTCCGCCTCCCTTCGGGCTACGAGCTGACCGTGTTCACCTACCCCGAAATCTACTGGAACAGCGCAGGGGCTGCGGCCTACTACCTGAACCAGACCCGCGCGGTGGTGTTCTGCAGCGGCGCCCGGTGCGACCGCTACTTCGGCCCCCCCGAGCAGCTCACGCTCACCTCGCAGGATCAGGCGCGGATGATGGAGCGCTTCGGCTTCAACCCCGCCGCCCCGATGCTCCCGATGAACATCCAGGACCCCGGATCCACGGTGCTCCCGCAGATGTTCTACCCGGATGCCTACGAAAGCGACAGCCGCAAAAACATGACGGTGCGCGTGCAGTCCGCCCCGGCATTCGCCACCACGATGACCGACGCCTTCGCCACCCTCGTAGGCGTGGGGACCACCACATGACAGGCTGCATCCCCGTGAAAGTCGTCAAGGGCGTCGTCCGTGACGAACGCGGAAAGGAAATCGCCGGGCCGGGTGACACCCTGCACGTCGATCATCTCATGGCCGAACGACTCGTAGGGGAAGGCACAGCAGTCTATCCCCCGCGCAGATAGAGAAGGAGAGAACACATGCCTATTCCCTGGAGCCAGACCCTTTACAGCATGCCCGCCACGGCGGCGGCCGTTACCGCGGCATCGGATACCGAGCTTGTTCCGAATGCGGTGGTGACCTTCCAGCCGAACTTCTTCCATATCGGAACGAAGCTCCGCATTCACGCCTCGGGAGTGATCTCCACCACGTCGGGATCGAACACCATGACGTTCACCCCGAAGCTCGGAACCGCCGCCATCTGCGCATCGTTCGGCGCGATCACCATGATTGCTTCGCAGACCACGCAGAAGTGGTGGCTGGACCTCGTCATCGAATGCCGGGCGGAAGGTGCAGGAACCTCGACCACGTTCGTCGGCACGGGCCTGTTCTGCGCTTCCGTCGCCCTGTTCGCAAGCCCCGCGGTGCTTCCGGTATCGGGTGCGATTGCCGCAGGCACGGGCGTGGACGGGACCGCGAGCCTCGCGTTGCACCTGAACGGTACATGGTCGGCGGTCTCCAACTCGATCACCGTCGAGCAGTACGAGGTCGTACTGATCCAGTCGTAGGAGGGGCACATGCCCTATATCCTTCTGGGGCCGGGACAGGAGCCGGGCGATCCGCCGATCTTTCGCGGACCGCTCGACGTCCTGCCGATCCGCGGACTACAGACGCCGCCTGACTACGCGACGGTAAACATCTACCCGCGAAACGGCACCGACCGGACCAACTACTACTCGGACATCTGCCCCAATTGCGGCCTCGTGCACCACCTGTACAGCATCCAGCCGTACCTCTGTTACGCGGGAACTGTGTGGGGCAAACCGTTTCTCACAAATGTCGTGCTCTCCGATATCCCCTCGGGTGACCTTATGGGCATCGTATGGGGGAAAAGCAACTACGTAGCCGTCGGCGCGAATTGTTGCGTCACAGCACCCGATGCACAGACGTGGACGCTCCGCAAGATCCCGAACGGCAATTGGCAGCGCGTGGCCTTCGGCGGCGGCAAGCACGTCGCAGTCGGCTACACCGATGCCTACGACGGCATCATCGCCTACTCCTCGGACGGCGGCCTCACGTGGACCGTTGCTCAGACGCTCACCGGGAACTCCTGGTCACCGCTTGCCGACGTGATCTGGGACGGGGCGCAGTTTGTCACTTCGGGCTATAACTGCGTCTACACCTCCTCCGACGGCATCACATGGACCGAGCGCAGCGTGCCCGCCGGGATCTGGAAGGCCCTCGCCTACAACGGCACCAACCTCTATATCGCCGTTGACGGACAGAAAGCGCAGGCCATGACCTCGGCCGATGCCGTGACATGGGCGCTGGCAACCGTTGGCGCCGCCAACCTTCCCGTCGCGCTGAACGCGCTCACCTATGGCCGCTCGGTGTTTGCGGGCGTCGGGGCAAGCGTCTGCTACACGACCGTCGACGGTGTGACCTGGACAAGCCGCACAATAGGCGCAGGCACCTACTACGGCATCACGGCGACCACCGCGAACCTCATCACAGTCGGGACGGGAGTCGGTGCATACTCGACGGACGGCACAACGTGGAACGCGATGACCATGCCATCGGCCACTGCGAAATATCAGGGGATTTCCGCTGACCCCGCCGCCTCGATAACGGCCGCCATCGGCCTCAGCGCGGTAGGCGCATACTCCACCAACCTCACGGCATGGACGGCATCGACACCGAAATGCGGCTATGAGTACGTGCGCGCGGGAAAGGTGGTCGAGTCATGAGCGTCAGCCAGCTCCCCATCGTCGAGCAGGGACTCGGGACCTCCTTCGGCAGCTATACCACGGCCAAGAGCATAATCAACGCCGCCTCCGTCGTGAAGCTGGACCCGAACAAGTGGTACGTCGGCAAGAAGATGCGGATCACCGCGCTCATGGGGCTCTCGAACCTGATCACCGCGCAGTGCACATTCACATTCCTCGTGATGGGCGGGCCGACCTCGAACATCATCCTCTGGTCGAGCGGGGCCATCACGACGACGAACATCGCGCATACCGGCGTCCCCGTCAAATGCGTGGTCGATCTCTGCTGTGCAACGGTCGGGGCCACGACTACCGCCAACGTCACGGCAATCGGTGAGATCACCGGACGGTGCTTTACGATCTCGGGAAACGTAGCGGACCCCACGCTCAGCGACTGCAAGCTCCTGCTCCCCGCGGCCACCATGGCGAATCCTTCATCGGGTGCGGCGGGCTTTGATTCCACGGCCGCCACGGTGATCGACTTCTTCTGCGGCATCCAGACAAACGACCCGGGCAACGCGATCCGTATCTGGGAATACTACGTCGAGGACCTGAATGGCCCCTGACGGCGAAAGGTGAGAGGTGAGAGAAATGGCAAAGCAGTTCAGGATTTTGCGCGGGTGCCTTCCGATCACGGTGAACGATGTGACCACGGTCTACGGGCCGGGCGACACCGTGAAAGACAAGGCGCACCTTGAGGCGCTGGGCGACGCGCGCATCGCGCTCATGATCGAGGAGGGCTTCGCGGAAACCGTGACCTTCGTCGAGGGCGTGCTCAACGCGGTCAAGCCTGCGGAGAACGTCATGCCCCCCGAGGAAAAAAAGACGGTGACCGAGACCTTCGACACCGCCTCCAAGCAGAGCAAGGCCAAGCAGTCACTCGCCTCCGCGCGCGCCAAGGCCGACAAAGAGGCGGGCGTGCAGACGGCGGGCCCCGTGCTCGTCGCCCCTTCGGGAACCGCGGTCAGGAGCTGAGGCGATGATGAAAATCCCCAACGGCATGGCCTTCCATGGCCACGGCTACCACCTGGAGGCGGGCGACGACATCCCCGAGGAGTTGCTCGAGCGCCTCCCTGACGACCACCCGCTGAAAACAGCACAGGCGCCGAAGCCCCGCGCGCTCCCCGACAAGGGGAAATAGATGGCAGGGGAAGCGTGGACGATGATGGAGACTGACCTCGGGATATCGGTAGAAGGCGATTTCGCCGCCCCCGTTACGCTCGTCACCCCCGACGGAATCACCATCAACACCTCGCTTCACGGCGGCGCGCTGTACGGCAAAGTACAGTACGACTTCCGCGAGGAGTCACCCGGCGGGGAGATCATCATCGTCAACCAGCCGCTGCTCGTGCTCCGCCTGTCCTCGCTCTCGCGCATCCCGAAGGCCGGAGAGAAGTGGCTGGTGTATATCCCCACCTCCCCGAGTGACCCGACGCCGCACATGTTCGTGCTCGGCGCAACGCGCGCCCCGAAACTCATGGCCACCATCGGCGTCATCCGTCTCTACCCGCAGAAGCCGGAGCAAGCCTGATGGCCGGCTTCACCAAGATGCCCGTGGTCCGCGAGGCCCTGAAATCCATCCTCGGGGCGGCCGCCGGCGGTCGCTACACCGTCGAGGGCTTCCAGCGGCAGGCACACGGCGCGGAGGAGATCGTCGGGAACCTCCGGCATGTCACGGTGTTCTACCGCCAGGGCGCATTCGACCGCTCGCGCTCGGGGTGGCTCCAGGGCCCGTTCCAGCACGGCATGACCTTCGCCGTGCAGCTCCAGCTTGCAGCGCCCGCCAAGATCGACGTGGCCTCCATCGAGAACGCCCAAAGCGCGCAGGAGTTCATGTCCGCCCTCGGCGGCATGGAGGAAGCCGCGGCCAACGCCGACGCCCTCTGGGATGAGCTCTCCGGCATCGTCTACGGCATCCTCATGTCACCGCTGAACCTGATCCCGGGAACCGCCGACCGCTGGATCTCCTCGATCCAGAAGGACAACCCGGCACCGCGCGGCGAATACGTGCTCCTCACGGGCACCATGGACTACACATGCGCCGGCCCCGAGACCGTCACGGGCGCCGTCGGGGTAGCGCCCACCGAGGGCGTCGATATCGACCTGCAGGCGACCGCGGACATCACCGGCGCCACCGTGGACCCGGCAAAGGCCGGGGCGAAAGTATAGGAGGCACACATGCCCATCACCTCATCGAGCCTTGCAGTCGCGCGCGGCGCCGGGGTCCAGAATCAGGCATTCACCCCGACGGCCCAGGACATCCCGAGAAACGTCGTCATCGTCGGAACCTTCAACCCGTCCCTCGCGGGTGGGCTTACGGCAGAAACCATCTACGGCCCGTACTCAAACGCCGCACAGGTAGGTCTGGCATTCGGGCAGGGGTTCATGCTTCACCGCCTCGCAGTAGGCGTGTTCACCGGAGCGCCCTCGGGGGGCATCACCGTGTGGTGCATCCCGCAGGCGGAAGTCGGAGGAGCGGCGGCAACCTCGGCGACCTTTGCGATCACCGGCCCCTCCACGGCAGCCGGCACCCTTGCGGTGTACGTCGACAATATCCGCTATGCGATAAGCGTCGCCTCCGGTGACTCAGCAGCCACCATTGGTACCGCGCTGACCGCGGCAATCACGGCTGACGCCAATTGTCCCTGCACGGCGACCGGCACCGGCACTGTATCCCTTACCGCCAAGTCGAAAGGCCCGTGGGGGAACTCGATCCCTGTGGCCGTGAACATCCAGGCAGGAGACGCAACACCCGCGGGCGTCGCTTGTGCCGTGACCGCACTCGCCGGCGGCACCGGCGTCCCCACCATTGCCAACGCCCTGAACGCGCTCGGCACCGGCTCGAACGCGAACACCCTTCCCACCGGATGGTGGATGACCGACCTCGTGCACGGCTACCTTGCCACGGCCACCGTCATGGCGACAACCGCACAGGATCAGACCACGATCACGGCGATCTCGACCTACAACGGCCTTGCCTCATCCAACCCTCCGACGGGTTGCTACGATCACAACGTCGGCAAGCCCTTCCGCTGCATCAACGGCGATACGACGAACAGCGCAAGTGTACCGGCCGCGCTCATCTCATTCGCCAGCACCAACAAAACCGACGACCGCACCGACGCCCTGCTCTGTGTCCCCGGCAGCCGCACGCATCCCTGCGAGATCGCGGCGGTGGCGACCGGTGCCATAAACGTCCGTGCAGGCTCGGCGGCCCTTCGCCCCTATGACGGCATCACGCTCCCGGGCGTGGACCCCGGCCCGATCCTCATGTGGGCGACCGACTACACCAACCGGGACACGGCGGTCAAGGCGGGACTCTCCCCCACTATCGTTGTAGGGGGCGCCGTGCAGCTCCAGAACGTTGTGACGTTCTACAGCGCCAACACCGGAGTTCCGCAGACCTCAAACGGCTACCGCGAATGGGTGAACCTCTGCAAGCTGCAGAACATCATCGCCTCGATCCTCTCGAACTTCCGCGGGCCGAAATGGCAGGGCTTCACAATCGTCTCCGACGTGACGACGGTCACCGATGTCGTGGCCAAGCAGTACGTGCGCGATGTCAACGCGGTCATCGACGACCTCGTGGCCCTTGCGAAAGCGTGGTACTCGAAAGGCTGGATCTACTCGGCCGACTATGTGATCGCCGCACTCCAGGCGGGCGGGGCGGTCACCGCGCGCACCGCAGGGGACGGATTCACCGCCGTACTCCCCGGGATCCTCTCGGGCATCGGCAACATCATCGACGTGACCTTCAACTTCGATATCTCTCTCGCGGGGGTGACATAACATGGCAGACGTAACCCTTTCACCGTCGTTTATCGACGGCAGCGTGCTTCGCGCCAAGGGCTGGATTCACATGGACAACTGGGAGAGCGAATCCGGAAAGCTCACGATCTCGGCCATCCCCCGTGACAACAGGTGGAGCGTGTTCGCCGGACAGTACCCCGACACCGTGGGCACTATGAGGGGCATGGTGATAAACGGCGTCCCCTACCGCACGTCGGGGGATTGCAACGTCGCCGTCCCCCCGGGCTACAAGAACGAGGCGCAGGAAACGAGCGGCGCGAACATGCGCAAGATGACCAAGCAGGCGCGGGCAATCACGGGCATCGTGCTCGTCGTGAACCTCACGGAGTACGAAACCTTGCGCACCCTCGCCGACACGCCGTAACGCACAAGGAGGGCAGAATGGTCCGAGCAAAGTTCAAGGTCACACAGGTTGGAATGCCATATGGGGAAGTCAGGACTGTGGTCCTCACCCCTCAGTATGACACCAGCATCGAAGAGGACAAACGCTTCGCAAAGGCGTCTCCCTCTGGAAGGCTGGAGATAACCATCGACAATCCACCGGCTGCCGCAGAGCTGGCGGTTCTCGGCAAGGATTTCTACATCGATTTCACAGAAGTCCCCAAGGCCGACACGCCGTAACCGATCCGACCGATACCATGGAGGTGAGACATGGCATGGAAGCTGACACGACCTGATTCGAAAGTCTCGGAGGAGGTCGCCCGCGCACAGGTGCAGGCGATCCTCGACCACTATCAGATCGACGTCGAAGGCATCCCCGACGGAGACATCAAGCGCGGCACCGAGGGCGCACTGGAGAAGCTCGTGTCCTTCGCGCGGCAGGGACTCTTCGAGGTCACGCCCTCTCCCTTCAAGATCACGCAACACCTCAAGGCGCCCCCCGGGGAAATCAAGGATATCGCCTACCCCGAGCTCGGCGGCCGTCATAAGGTGGCCATGGACGCCTACGAGCCGAAAGCGATGTACAAGCGCATTCAGGGCCTGATGGGCGCCATGTGCGAGCTTGGCGACGACGCCATGCGCAAGCTCAACGGCGTGGATATGTCGGTCATGGAATGCCTCGGCATGCTTTTTCTCAGTGCGTAGAGCGGTTGCACCAGCCCATGGGCAACCTCTTTTACCGCGGGGCTACGCCGACAGAGATCGAGTCCATGGGCTGGGCGTCAATCATGTACTGGGGTCGGTGGGCCGAGATCATGGCCAAGGAAGAGAAGCGCGCCGCGCAGAAAGCAGGGGCGACGGAATGAACGAAATAGCCAAAGCGAAAGCGCATTTCTACCGCAAACAGAAAGACAAGGAAAAGCAGGATCGGTACTACGAGAGATTCCCCGATAGAAACCTGAACTGCCAGCGCGACACGAGAAGCCGATACAAAACTCTGGTGTTCGATCACTACGGAAGGGAATGCGCCTGTTGCGGAGAGACGGAACCTGAGTTCCTGAGCATCGACCATATGGACGGAGGAGGAAAAAAGCATCGAAAAGTGATCGGACAGAGTTCCAGAGAGTTCTACAAGTGGCTAATCGACAACAATTTCCCTCCCAACTTTCAGACCCTTTGCATGAACTGCAATCATGCCAAAGGTCGGAATGGTGGAGACGGTCTCTGCCCTCACGAACGCGAACGGCGGAGATTCTTCAAAATAGGAGGGTAGAGCCATTCCCGATTGGGCTACAACAGCATTCTTCAAAGCCAACGCCAGCAACTGGATCGGGCAGGTCGGCCGCATGCACGACAAAATGGCGGGCTTCCTCGGCGCGGTGAAGATGAACGCCGAGCGCGCGATCCCTGGCCTGAACATGATGAAGAAGGCCTTCGGCTCTATCGCGGGGCAGGTGGCCATCGGCAATCTCGTGGGCATGGGCATCCAGCGCGCTATGCGCGGCGCCATTGACCTCGTGAAGTCGGTCCCCGAGTTCGCAGAGCGCGCACAGCAGATCGGGCGCACTGCGACCATCGTCGGGACCTCCGCGGAATCCTGGCAGCGCCTGGCCTACGCCGCGAAAATGACCGACACCTCAACCGAGGGCCTGCAGGGGGCGATGCAGAAGCTGAACCGCAACATGGCCGACCTCTCAACGGGCCGCGGCACCCTCATGGACATCGTGAAGTTCGGCCCGCCGGGCCTCGGCGCGATGATCCGAAAGACGCACGACAGCGGGGAAGCTCTGATGCTCCTCGCCGATGCCTTCCAGCGCACGAAGGATCCGCAGGTCCGCGCCCGCATGGCCGTAGCCGCCTTCGGCAAGGCCGGGCAGGAAATGATCCCGATGCTCGCCCGGGGACGTGCCGGCCTGCAGGAGCTGATGAAGGCCGCAAACAACGTCATATCCGACAAGGCGATCACCTCGGGCGAGGCCTTTGATGACAATATGAAGCGCATGCGCGCCACCATGGACGGCCTGAAATCCTCGATCCTCGGCACCCTCGTGCAAGCGGCCGCGCCATGGGTGGAGAAGCTCGCCAACTGGGCGGCCGCCAACAAGGACCTCATCGCGGCGAAGGTGACGACGTGGATCGAGAACCTCGGCCGCGGCTTCCAGCAGGCGCTCCCGTTCCTCGAAATGGTGGTCAAGGGCGCGGGCTGGCTCATCAAGAATTGGCCGCTTCTCCTGCTGGTATACGTCGGCTGGACCGCTGCACAAATCGCGCTGAACGTGGCCCTTGACTCCAATCCGATCGGCGCGGTCATCATCGCCCTTGAGGCCATGATAGCGGCCGTCATCATCGTCATCCACTACTGGCACGAGATCACGTCCGCCCTGCAATCGGCATGGAACTGGTTCAATAACCTCTACGACAAGTCCCTGCTCCTTCGAAACGCACTGTTTTTTCTTGCCTCCCCGATCTGGGTCATCGTGCAGGCCGTGCGCACGCTCATCGACCTCCTCGAAGGCCGGGGCCTGAAATCCTTCCAGAACTTCATCCCGCCGTGGCTCAAAGGCGCAACCGACGCCATGGGCCTGACGAAAAACGGCGGCGGCCAGTGGAATGAAAGCCTCGCGCCCAACGCCGGGGCCAGCGGGACAAACATCAACCTCATCAACCGCATCAACGTCGACAACTCCCGCGCCCCCGGCACTACCTCCGGCGTTCGCGTCGCGCCTCCCTTGAGCGGCCGCCAAGGCGCGCAATTCGGATTTGCGGGGGGATGATGAGTGATTGGCTGGGGCGCCTCCGACCATCGATCTCCCTGACCTCACCCGACGGCGCGCAGTTCACCGCAGTCTGGCGCGGCAACGATATCACGGGGGCAATTCGCGTCGGGCAGTTCAACGTCCCGCTTGTCGACGGCACCATCGCGCAGCCCATGGGCGCCAACGGCCTTAACTTCCCGCTGACCCTGTACTTCGAGGGAGCCGACAACGATACCGCCGCCATGGCATTCCTGCGCGCCCTCTGCGCATCCCGCGGCGCATGGACGGTCGTTCACCCGCAGTTCGGAACCCTGAACCTTCAACCGCTTGGCAATCCCACGCTTTCCGCCGACCCTACCGACAGCGGAAACATCACGAAGGTCGAAACGACATGGCTTGAGGTGACCTCGCAGATCGCAAGCAAATCCACCGCACAGCTTGGCGGGGACGTCAACGCGCAGGTCGACACGGCAAACGCGGCCATCGGCGGACAGTTCGAGGATGCCGTGAATACCACGGACCCCGAGGCGCAGGCAGCGGCAGGGGCGGCAGGCACACGCAATCTCGGCGCGTTCCTTTCCAGCAAGCTCGCCTTCGTCCAGGAGTCGGCCGCCGATATCCAGGCAGCATTCACCGCCGCCTACAATTCCGCCTTCGGCGCCATCACCGAAACGGTGTGGGATGCTACGCAAATCTACACGCAGGTTCAGGCGATCCTCGATCTCCCGGCAGTAGTCCAGGCGGACCTCACGATGAAGCTCGCCGCCTTCACGGATTTCGTCGACCGCGTGATCGAGTACATCGACCCCGATGCGGGCAAGTCCCCCGCCGTGATGAATGAGCTTTTCCTGTCCTCGGCGATGGCCGCCGCGGTTCTTGCAACGACCGTGAACCCTCCGACCAACCGCGATCAGGTGATCGTCGCCATCAATTCCCTGAACGATATGTTCACCGCGATCACCGACGCCCTTGACTCCGTGCAATCGGCAACCGAGACCGACAGCATCACCGAGCAGTACTTCTCTAACGGCTTGAGCTATCACGAGCTCGCGCGCCTTGTGTCCCTCGGCATCGCCTTTCTCTCGCGCCTGATCTTCGACCTCAAGATCGCCAAGCGTTTCACCCTTGACCGACCGCGCCACCCCGGGGAGATCGTCGTCACGGAGTACTCACCCGCCGACTCCTCGACCTATGACGCGCTATATGACCTGTTCATTGCCTCAAACAACCTGATCGGAAACGACATCATCCTATTGCCCGCAGGCCGCGAGGTGGTGGTCTATGTCTGACGTCGCCTCCATCCGCGAGCGCGCAGCCCGTGACTCCACGCTTTCGGGCAAGGCCGCGAATGCCGTCACCTTCATCATCGAAGGCCGCGAGATCCCCGTGCTTTCCGCGCACATATCCCGCTCGATCGATACCGTGGCCGACGGCTGGACGTGCGAAATCGAATGGATTCCCGGACGCGACGCCGAGCTTGACCGCCGGGTAGGCCCCTACACGTACGCGCGGGCGCAAATCTACATCGGCTCACGCCTCGTGAACACCGGCCGTATCTATAACGTGAAAAACCGATTCGCCAAGGCGGGGCTGACGAAGGTCCTTGAATGCTACAGCTATACCGCGAACCTCGTGGACTCCGACCTTCCCTCAAGCGGGCAGACGTGGCAATGGCAGAACTCGAGCATAGACGCCATAGCGCGGAGCGTCTGCGGAACCCTCGGCGGGACCCCGGCAATCACCGTCGGCATCGGCTCGGCGATCTATAACCAGGGCGCCGCGGGCCGCGTTAGTGAGCCTTTCGATTTCGTGCAGGCCTCTCTCACCGACTCCTGCTCGGACATCTTCACCAAGCTCGCCTTCCAGCGCGGGGCACTCATCACCAACGACCGCTACGGGATGCTCCTGATCACGATGGGCGCCAGCAAGGGGCCGATCATCGCATCCCTGGGCGAGGGTGACCTTGCCGCATACCGCGCGAATCAGGCGACGCAGAACGCGAAAAGCGAGGGCTGGGAGGCCACCTTCAACGGCCGCGAACGCTGGAACGAGTACAATGTCTATAGCCAGTCGGGAGACGGCGCGCCGATCATGGGCCAGTCTACCGACGCCAAGGTCATCACCGGGCGCGTCACGAACATCGTAGTCAACGACAACGGGGGCGGAAACGTCGGGATCACGGCCGCATGGCACCGATCGCGGCAGGTCGTGAAGGCGCTGACCATCCCCTTCCCCGTGATCGGCTTCTACACGCCGGACGGAGCGCTCTGGAACCCGAACGACCTCGTGATGGTGCAGGCGCCGTCGCTGGATATCTCTACCGCAACAAGATTCCTCGTCCGCCAGATCGATTATGAGCACACCGCCGAAAGCCAGACCGGCACTCTGTATCTCGTCCCGCCGGAGGTATTCACGGGCGAAACTGTCCGGGAACCGTGGACCGGGAGGTGGACGTGATGGCAGACGTGATGGTCGGGATCGTGAAGGGCCTGGCGCCTGTCGACGCGCAGGGACAGCCTACCCTCCTGGGAGTGGGAGCGCCTAAAAACTCAAAGAGTGGCAAAGCGCGGCTCCTGCAGGTCCAAGTCGGTCCCGCCTTGAAAACGGTGCAGCTCGTGACCCCGGCGGGCGAGGATTTTTCTCCCCCCGACGGCAGCGTGATCCTCCTTATCGGCGACGGCTGGAAGTACGGATTTCCCGTCCGCGACGACGTGCCCCCGGACCCGAACCTGAACCCCGGGGAATGGATCGCACGCGCTACCGACGGATCGGGGACGAAGCGCGGGCGGGTGAAGCTCAAGCAGAACGGCAAGGTGTACGTGGGCAACGCCACCCAGAACCTGCGCACGCAACTGGACAACCTCCTGCAGGCGCTGAACACCTTCTGCGGGAGCGCAGCGCAGTCGGCGATATCGACGGGCGGGAGCAGCTCGGCGGCGCTGGCGGCGGCCATCGTGGCGCTGATGATCCCGCTTTTCAACTCGGTGGTGAGCGTGACCACGGCGATCGACGCGCTACTGGATACGACAGAATGATAGTTTCGTCAGCGGTTCGACTTACCGACGGCGAGGTGGTGAAGGGATTTCGTCACTGGCAGGCCTTCGTCCTCACGCACTCCAAACGGAAAACCTACAAGCATGCCGAGCAGGGATTCGTCACTGATCGCGGCCGCTTTCTGAATCGTCGAGATGCGGCGCGTCATGCTCTGCGGTGTGGGCAGATTCCACGATTGCGCTATACCAAGGGCATCCTCTACAGCGAGGATGTGTGGCCCCACGATCTCCCCGAGTGGGGAACTCGCCCTCCGCTATGGAGGCTATGGTGACATCCGACCGATTCTCCGGCGATCCTCGGCTCCTCCTCACGCCTGCCGGGGCGGACCTCGACTACGAGGGCGGGCAGCCGGTCATGGACCAGGGGCTGGAGAATCAGGTGCTGGTCGCGCTTTTCACGCGCCCCGGCTGGTGCGGGAACCTGTTCCTTCCTACGGCCTCGCAGATCGGGAGTGACTTCCTTGACGCCTGCTCGGCGCCGATCACGCTTTCCAGCCTTGCCGACATCCAGAACGCGGCCGTGCGCGCACTTGCCTCCGACCTCTTCGGGGAGGTGACGGTGACAGTGACAAACCCCACCTCGTGGGACCTCTCGGTTGTGATCACGATCTCGGGGCGCACGCTCAGCTTGAATCGCCGCGGGATGCTCTGGAGCAATCAAAGCGAGAACCCGGCGCACGCACGGCTCGTGAAGGCGGAGGGGTGAGCAGAATGGAGAGGGCATGCCGATAGTACAGCTCACCACGCAGGAACAGGTCGATCAGAACATCGCCAACCTCGAATCGCGGCTCAATCAGACCACCCCGGCCGCGGACAAGGCCTATAATCGCGTCATCGCCACCATGGAGGCGCAGGGGCAGACCGCGCTTGCCAAGTACGCCGCCGACCGAATCCTTGCGGTGCTCGCGCAGACGGCGAAGGGCGCCGACCTCGATCTTCTCGGCGGTGAGTACGATACCCTGCGCCATCAAGCGACGGCCGCGGTCCTCTCGGTCACGCTCACCGGCACAAACGCCACGGTCATCCCGGTCGGCACGATCATGGTGGGACTGCCGAACTCGGCGCTGTACACGGTCACCACGGGCGGCACCATCGCACTCGGGACCGTCACCCTTGCCCTTACCGCGCAGGCGGCAGGGTCCTCGGGTAACCTGAACAACGCCGACACCCTGACCTTGCAATCGGCTATCGCGGGCGCTTCGGGGATCCCCACGGTTGCCTCCACCACTACCACCGGCGCCGACGTCGAAACCGACGACGCCTACCGGCCGCGTGTGCTTGACGCCCAGCGCGCGCAAGCCACGGGATCGAATGCCGCAAGCTACCGCCTGTGGGCGCAGGGGGTATCGGGTGTAGTTCGCGCATACCCCTACTCAGGGGCGCCGACCGGCGTGAATCCTTCGGAGCCTCCGATGCGCACCGTGTACGTCGAATGCGACACGAGCATTCAGGCGGACGGAATCGCCCCCGGGGGCCTCATCACGCAGGTACGCACGGCGATCACCACCGACCCGAATACCGGGCTTGCCCGGCAGGACCTCGGGCTCACCGATGGCACGCTCTACGTCCAGGCGATCACGCGCACGGCGATCTACGTTCAGATCACGGGTCTCAACGTCCCCTCGGGCCAGATTGCGGCCTGCCAGACGGCAATCGCGGCAGCACTCACCACGTACCTTCTGGCGGTCACCCCGTTTGTCACGGGCGTCGATCCTACCTTCGGCAGAAACGACTCGATCACGAACCTCTCGATCTCGAAGGTCGTGCAGGCGGTACTCATCGCCTACGGCGCCGCGGCGTCTAACATCGGATTCGGGTTGACGGCGATCACCTTCTCATCGACGTACACCGTCGGGCAGGGGGAAAAGACGAAGCTCGGAGCGGTCTCATATGTCTGATACCCTCATGCGCGCGTTCCTTGACGCGGTGCTGCCGCCGGGCACAATCTGGCAGCCTGCGCCTGCGGAGGACTTCGATCACTTTCTTGACGCGCTCGGCGACAACCTGCAATCGGTGCACGACGCCTGCGAGGCCCTTGCGCATATCCGGGACCCCGCGACTACCCCATACCTGGAGGAGCTTGAGCGCGAGTACGGGATCACGCCCAACACGCAACTCACGGATGCCCAGCGGCGCGCGGTGCTGGCGCTGGTGAAATACAAGCGTAACGCGAAAAGCACGCTGGACACCCTGCAGACCGCTCTCGATAGCGCAGGCCTCGGCGTAGGCGGCTACGGCCTGCTCGTGTTCGCCAACGATCCCCCGGTAGACCCCAACCAGTTCATCATCGGCACCTACCAGATGTACCTCGGGGGACCGAATCAGTACCTCGGATATAACACCGGCGGGGTGACGCGCTCGTTCTTCGGGCAGGCGACGGGCGGCGGGCTATGGATCATCAACGGCGACGTGTTCACGGCGACCCCGAACTATGAGGCGCAGCTCGGCGGCGCGCAGGCATATCTCAACTATCAGGTATTGGGATCGCCCGGCGGCTTCTACCTCGGAGAGTTCTACACGATCAGCTATACCCCGGCCGTGATCACATCGCCCGCAGACTCGTGGGCGTGGCCGCTTGTTTTCTTTCTCGCCACCTCGGCGACGAAGGACGGGAGCGGCTATATCACGGCACTCGGGCAGGCCGCGATCCCCGGCAACCTGCGGCAGACGCTGATAGAAATCGTGATGCGGGTAAAGCCTATACATACTTGGTGCGTGCTGATGGCGCAATTCTCATGATCGGAAACGGAGGACTTCGATGAAGGATTTTCACGACATCACAAACGTGCTGAACGCATTCCCCTCGGTGCTCTCGAAAGACTGCTCGGGTGCAGGATCAACGGACGGGACGCCTGCAATCGCCGCATGGGTGAACAACTTCTGGGGGATGTTTCAGACCATGCTCAACCGTGCGGGGGTAACGCCCTCGGGCACCCTTGAGGCATGGGGGGCGGAGGTTGCGTTCTCGCACAGCTCGCCCGGAGAAACCACGATGCGGCGTGCGGCCGGCCAGTTCCTTTCTGCGCTCCAAATGATTCACGGTTCCCCCGGTGAGCTCGTGCTCTGGTCCCGCAGCCAGGCACCGGCCACTGTCGGCGCACGCGTGCTCCTCCTTCAAGGACAGACGATTGCCGTCGCCTCCTATCCCGACCTCTGCAACGCGGTGTACGTGGGCGATGCCCTGAACAACACCGCAGGCGTGCCCTTCTACCTGTCCTCGGACAGCGGAGGCGTGACGCGCTCTACCACCGGCGCCTATCTCACACTCCCCGATGCCCGAGGCGTGACCATCCGCGGCATCGACACAGCGCAGGCCCGCGACCCTCTGGGCAACTCACGCGGAGGCGCGGCAGGTGCCGCCAACGGCAGCATCGAGCTGGATGCGCTGCAGGGGCATCAACATGCAAATTATGTCACAAGTACCAATTCGGACGGCACACTCGGAATTCGCGGTGCTGGTCTTTATAGTGGTGGTGTGCTTGCAACAAATCAAGACATAAGACTGCCCGTCACCGACGGCGGAGTGACCTATGAGGGCAAGGTCAACGCGGCGGTGCGCCTGGCCGTGGAGACCCGCATGATCAACATGGCAACGTATTTAGGAATTAGATATTAAAGGAGAGGTGAGAAATGAAAACCATTTTCCATGCGAACGTTGACGGGCAGGAGGTCGTGACCGGCTTCGGGGAGGCCGCAGGGCTGATTGACCCCGTGGCAACCGAAATCAAGATCGCCCCGCTGCTTGCTGCGGCATCCGAGATGCAGCAGCTCAAGGCGCTGAACGCGCAAGTGAACGCCGCGCGGCAGACCGCAATCCAGGCGCTGACCTTTGCCGAGCAGGCGCGCCTCCGTGGCGACAGCGGTACGATGGTCCGGCAAAACGCCGAGTACCAGGCGCAGATGGCGGTGGTCGCCGACCTCGAGAAGCAGTTCCCGCCGCTCGTAGGCGCATTCGAGGTGATGCGCGCGAAAGTCACGGAGGCGAATGCCGCATACTTCACGCCCGCACCGGGTGAATCGTTGATCGACGACGCACAGGCCTCCGACCTGCAGGCGAAGCATGCGGCCACACCCTCGGGCAAGGCGCTACTCCTCACGGGCGAGTATATCACCGACCTCCGAGGCCGCGACTTCTGGCTCACCTCACCGTGGGCGCACAAGGTCATTGACTCACTCGGCGAGGACTTCCCGAAAGGCGCCATCACACCCGACGCCCTCACCGATGCCCAGCGCGCGGAGATCGCTGTGCAGCAGGAATCCGACCGGGTGGCGGCGCTCTCACCCGCCGACCGTGCAGCGGAGGCCGCGCAGGCGCAGGCACAGGCGCAAACGGATGCCGCGGCGCTCAGGAGCAAGCTGGAGATCACGGGGGATGCGAAGGCACTGGCGAAGGCGCAGGCGGCGTATGCGGACGGCTTATCGGAGGTGAACGCGAAGTACGGCACGGATCTGGCATAAAAAAAGCGCCGACTCTGAGCTCACCTCTCATCGGCGCCCTGCCCCCGTCAGCGATGGCGGGGGCTTTTTTATTTGGCCTTGGCACCCTTGGGAACGTAGTGCAATTTTGCTACATATCGTCCCGGACTGTCTTCATCGAGGACATACTTTGCGATGTGCATTTCGTCCCCGGGGCTTAGACCATAAGCCGCGCCATCGAGAGAATCAGACGCCTCGATGTTGAAACCATCAGTTCTCTCGTCCAACCAAACGAAAATCTCTTTCGGAAACTTCGGCATTTCTGCCCTCCTTTTCACTTCATCACCCACATCTGCTGGTCGGCGCTGAAACTGCTGACGATTGTGCTTGCCGTATCCATCTGCCAGAGCGTGCCCGCCTGATGATAGTATAGCGCGCCCTCGATCAGCGACGGCTCAAGGGTGACCGCCTGCGCCATGCCCGTCGTTCGGTACCCGTCACCCTGATAAAGAGGAGTAGCAGTGTGAAAGTTCACACCATCATTAGTTTCAAGGGGTGCAAGAGTATCTGTAATTGGTGTGTATTTAATGAGAAATCCAGAGACGCACTCAATAAAGTAAATGGAGTCTGAATCCGAATACGCAGAGAGCATAACGGGTGATTGCCCGCCATCATGATAGATAAATCCAGTGGCGGTCACAAGTGGAGGAAATGTGCTTGCAAACTGCTTGAGCGCATTCGCGTAGGTCGTGAAGGTATGCGCGGTCGGGTTCCACATCTGCCCGATGCCATCGTACCAATTGCCGTCGGCGGCCTGTATCCACGGCTGCCCGCCCCAGTCATTCACGTTGCCCCCGGTCGCGGTCACCGAATGCGAGCCCGTCTCATCGTAGACCGTGAGCGTGTTCGGAGTGCCCATGTCGGGGACGTAGAACAGCGGCCCGTCGGGGATCGCCCACTCGATTTGCGCATCGGTGAGCGCGCGGCTGATGTCGTGGAAATTGCCCTGATTGTCCACGGCGATGATATCGCCATTTTCCACGGTGTAGCTGTGGTCGTAGAACCACTTGCGCGTGTGCCAATCGCCTGACTCCACGCCGTCCTGCCAGATGCGCGTGTACCCTCCCCCTGACTGCGGAGGGGAGTAATCAAGGGCGAAGGCATCGGCGTTGGATATCGTCTGGAAGGTATAGACCACCGGGTCCCCGACGACGGCCACACCCGAGGGATCGGCGGGGAGGTTCATGGAGGAAGTCACACCCCCCGCGGCATCCAGGAAGTACAGCGTCTTGTCGACGGCGATCTTGCGCCCATTGCCGTGGACTGCCGCACCTGTTTTCCATGTCACCGCGTGCGTGCCATCCCAGAGCCTGACCGTGGACCCGTCGTAGAGCGCGGCGAGCACGGGACCTGTCAGACCTGCAGGAGGCGGTACCACGGGAGTTGTGGGCGGAGGTGTAGGCGGGAGAACGTTGATGATGGGCGCGGGGCACCCTACGATGGCGAGAATGCAGACGATTCCAAGAATCCACTTCATGATTTCCTTCCTTTCGATTCGTCGTCGATCATCTTCAGGAGGATCAGGGACGAGCCTTTCGGGTGCGCGACATCCTGCTCCCATGACTGAACGGCGCGGATGCTCGTACCCAGTTTACGCGCAAGTGAAACCTGCGTATATCCCCCGCGCTTCCGTATGGCCTTGATCTCTTTTCCTGTCATGGGTTGATACTATCGCTTATTGTCAGTCCCGTCAACTACCCCGTGCACTCTGTAGCAAAATATGTTTCCGCGTCATTTTGACGGCTTGGCACGCTTCTTTCCCTCCTCCTCCCATGCCTTGTCTGCCGCGCTCTTCATTTTCCCCTTGCGCTTGCCATCATAGGCTGAGAGCAGCTCGCGGTATTCCTTCTCTGACAGCGCCACCGGGCGCCCGCCGATCCACACCACGCGCGAGCCGGGGATGCGGGGCGGCTTAGGCACGTCGCGCCTCAGCGAAATCGGGGAGCGTCAAAAACTGCTTGAATGTGAGATCGGGCCACGCATCTCGGATGTTCAAGAATGTGCTGTTACCTCCGCTTTGTCGCCGAGTAGCGAATGTCGCGGAAACTCCGCATCGCGGCGAGCCTCCCCTCCTCCGTGCATCGGTACCAGTGATAGGCCGTGTCGGAATCCTCCGTCCTGTATTGTTCGACAAGCCCGGCGGCATCCATGGCAACAAACTCGGGGTCGCCAGGATTCACGGCCGCGTAATCTCGGTACGGCTTCGGGACGCGCTTCGACGGATCGTTGATACCAAGCATTTGGCGAAGGGTGTGCAACTGCTCTTTCGTCGGTTCACTCATTTCACGTCCCCCCATTCAAGATCGTCGTGCACGTACAGGTCCCCGGTGATCGCCACGCTCGAATGCCCAAGGTAGCGGCTGACCGCCGTCAGGCTCTTGCCCGCCGCTATCATGCGCGTTGCAAACGTGTGCCGCATCGCGTGCGCCGACAGCGTGCGCCCAAGTGCCCTATGACTTGCCCGCCGTATGCGGTTCGTGATCGCCGTGCGGCTGCCGTGGCCCGTGAAATCCACCACCCGGTCATAGTACACCGTCCGCACCTTGCTGCCCTTGCCCAGAAGGCGGATGGCGTAGTGATCGCCCACGGGTGCGATGTCCTCGGCCCTGATGCCCAGAGCCTCGCTGATCCGCGCGCCCGTCTCCAGGAGAAAGCGCACAAGCTCCCGATCCCTCCGCGATAGCACGCGCAGAAGCCGCTTCTCCTCGGATGCGGAGAGCACCTTCGCCGTGCCCACGCCCTTGTTTGCGCGCCGTGCTTTCTTTTTCCTATGCTTCCAAAACGCCAGTTTCACCCGTCACATTCCTTCAATTTTGTCACATGATGTATTGTTTCGCGTAACACTTCCCACGGCTACACCGTAGCACCACGTGCACCCGGTGTCAAGAAAAATCACTTGTCGCCGTCCCGGTAGG